GCCTAATGTCATCTCCAACAAACCAATCAGCGCCACAGGATTCCCGAAAGGGACCTGTAGAGAATGACTTCTCGGTATTAACCGAGAAACCGTACCAGACAAGTACCTCTTCCAGTAAGGAAAAGGCCTCCGTCGGTATGATTATGTCATCCCCGAAGACACTGACCTGCTTCGAGCTAATACCAAGTGCTTCGCAGCACCCTTGAGCAAGCCCCCAGAATATGAGGGATTCGAGCTCAAACGTGTATCCATTGCCCATAGAACTCCATTTGTGGAGGTTGAACAACTGGTTACCGTAGGTAACCTTCCCCGTCCTAAACAGACCTAAGAGGTCCACCCAATCAGGAGGAAGTAACTCAAAGACAGCCCCTATGGAGAGAGTATCACTTGCTGAGGAGAGATCAATGGTAGCCAAGCTTCCAATAACTGATCCCTCTTTTGACAGCGAGCGGTTCCTCTCTTGATCCTTAAGGTCGATCTTTGCCACGTCAAGAAGCCTCTTACGTATGTAAGTCCCAATACCTTTCTGGCCTAAGCCATTGAGTATGGGCTCCACAACGATGGGCCTTTTTGTTTTGACGTTTTTGTTGACGAATACCAACTTCCCCGTGCCCACCTGAACCTCCACTAAGTGCCTCATCTCATCCGGATCTTCGCTGTAAAGCGGAAGATACCCGGAATCCTTGATGCAGTGATGTTCGGCGAGATAAGGGAACTCTGCTAGGAATTCTCCTACGCAGGGAAGCAGTTCTTCGCTACACACGGGTCTAGCAGACAGCTTGGCAATCGCGCAAGCCTCTGCACTTTTGACGTTTGTCGTCGCCCCAGGGCCATAAGAAAAGTCGAGTAGCGAAAAGCTAACGACATCCCCGAGAACATTAGCGATTTTTCGACAAGCATGGTGAGATACCACGCTGACGAGGCCATTCGGCCTAGCTAGTTCAAGGCGGAGGTTAGTCTCCTCGCATCTTTTCTCGGCATCGACAAACGCTTTATACGCCACCTGTTCCATGTTGGCACCATAGCCGATCCAGTCCTCTTCTTGTTTAGAGAAGAGAGCCTGAATTTGCCGGGCACCTCGTAGATCAGTTAACGTCCAAGCGCTGTTGTAATCGAACTTAAAGTCGACTACGCCCCGAAAGTCCTCGTCCTGAACAAGCTGATTAAGCCAGCCAGAGACGGGTCCGGAGGATGCTAGTTGCCTAGAGACCGATTTGACGAATATCAGATTCGTCTCACGGCAGTACTTCTTGGTCCAGTTCATAGTTACTCCTTTCTTCACTATTAGCTGAGCGTTATG